TTCGGAGACATTCGTCATCGTGGCGCTCCAATCTCTTCGGGTGGTACTGCGACAGGTGTACACCATCAACTCTCGGTGTTTGATTCTTTGGTCAACTATGTATCACAGGGGAATGTTCGCCGTGGCTCATTTGCGGCGTATCTTCCGATTGATCATCCAGATATCGAAGAGTTTCTTCACATTCGTTCTGATGGTGATTCTATACAGGATCTTTCGATTGGTGTTTGTGTGGACGATGAATGGATGAAGTCAATGGTTGACGGAGACACTGAAAAGAGAAAGATCTGGGGAAAGGTAATTAAGAAAAGATTTGAGTCTGGTTACCCCTACATCTTCTATACAGATAACGCAAATAAGGGAGCTCCACAGGTCTATAAGGACAAGAAGATTCAGATTCACAACTCCAATCTTTGTTCAGAGATTATGTTGCCCACAAATCCAACCGAATCTTTTGTGTGTAATCTTTCTTCTTTGAACCTTGAACGTTGGGACGATTTAGTAGAGACCGATGCGATTCAAACGATGATCTATTTCCTTGATGCGGTTATGTCTGAGTTTATTGACAAGACTGAAGGAGTAGAGTTTATGGAACATCCAAGGAACTTTGCGATTCGTCATCGGGCTCTGGGACTTGGTGTTCTGGGTTGGCACTCTTATCTGCAACTCAATGACATTCCGTTTGAGTCAATCACGGCAAGAGGAAAGAACAATCGCATCTTCAAGACAATCGAAAAGAGAAGTCGTGACGCATCAAAGGAACTTGCGGAGCTTCTTGGTGAACCTGAAGTTCTTAAAGGATATGGATTGCGAAACACCACAACGATGGCAGTCGCCCCAACCACTTCAAGTTCTTTTATACTGGGTCAGGTCTCTCCTTCGATTGAGCCACTAAACTCTAACTACTTTGTAAAGGATTTGGCGAAGGGTAAGTTTACCTATCGAAATCCTTATCTCACAAAACTCTTCAAAAAGAAGGGTCTAGGAGAAGATGCTTGGAAGAGTGTTCTCAAACGAGGTGGATCGGTTCAACACCTTACTGAACTCACAAAGGATGAAAGATCTGTTTTCAAAACATTTGGAGAGATCTCACAGAAAGAAATCATCACACAAGCCGCAGATAGACAATTCGCAATAGATCAGGGACAATCATTGAACATTATGATTCCGCCAGACACTAAACCAAAAGAAGTAAACGATCTGATGATCTACGCATGGAAAAGAGGAATTAAGTCACTCTATTATCAGAGGAGTGCGAATCCTGCTCAGGAACTTGCTCGTTCCATAAACAATTGTGCGGTTTGCGAGAGTTGATATGGCTGGACACGAGAAACTATTTTGTGGCAACTGTAAAACGGAGTTTGAAGTTGCTTGGTCAAATGTTGGAGATGAGAGTATCGAAGACGAGTTTGGACATCCAATGGTAGACACACCTTGTTACTGTCCATTTTGTGCGTCGCCGGATATTGACGATCCGAGTTATTTCTTTTCGGATGAGGATGAATAAATAGATTCATGTGGCTTTATGATGATAAAAAATTTCAACTAGAAGACCGAGGAGACGCAATTGGATTTGTTTATGAGATACGAGATAGAATCAATGATATGCGTTACATCGGAAAGAAGAACTTCTACAGTACAAGAAGACTTCAACCACTCAAAGGGCAAAAGAGAAAACGCAAGGTTGTAAAGGAATCGGATTGGCAAGACTATTTTGGATCCAGTGATGAGGTCAAAATGTTGGTAGAAGAATCCGGCCGAGAGAGATTTGAAAGAAGAATATTGAGATTATGCGACTCCAAAGGCGAGATGTCTTATTGGGAAATGTGGTATCAGATGGTGAACCACGTTCTTTTGAGACCCGATAGATACTACAACGCCTTTGTGGGTGGAAAGATTCACCGAAAACACGTACTAAAGAAATGAAAGCAATACTAGAATACGATCTTCCGGACGAACAGGAAGAATTTGAAATAGCAATTAAGTCCCGTGACTACTTCTGTCAATTGTGGAATATAGACCAACACCTTCGCAGTATCCTGAAACATGGAGATCCCGAAGCACAATCAACAAGAGAACTTGCGGAAAATATTCGAAATATGATAGAAATCTATTGACAAAACTATACATTTATGATAACTTATTGTAATGATTATAGTAGATTATAGTGGTATTGCAGTTGCGGCTGCATTTTCCCAAAAACATCCTGATCAACTCGATCAGGGAGTAGTTCGTCATATGATTCTTAACTCGTTGCGAATGCACAACCAGAAGAATCGAGATGAGTTCGGACAAATGGTAATTGCGTGTGACAGCAGTTCTTGGCGTAAAGAGATCTTTCCGGAGTACAAGGCTGCTCGTAAGAAGAGTCGAGAGAAATCTAAACTTGACTGGAACAACTTTTTCACGATGGTGAACACTGTTCGTGACGAGATCAAAGAGAACTTTCCTTATCCAGTAGTCACAGTAGATCGTGCAGAAGCAGACGATATTATCGGAATACTTGTTTCGGAGTTACAGGAGTTTGGTCGTCACGAGGAGATATTGATTGTCTCTGGCGACAAAGACTTTCTTCAACTTCAACAGTTCTCGAACGTTAAACAATACAGTCCGGTTCAACGGAAGTTTTTAAAGTGTGAGGATCCACATCGTTATCTGTTTGAACACATCTGTAAGGGTGACGCAAGTGATGGTGTTCCAAACGTTTTGAGTTCGGACAAAACCTTTACCGAAGAACTTAGACAAACTCCGCTTCGTGCAAAGAGAATCGATGAGTGGTGGGAAAATCGTCACAGCCTACAGAACCATATGGATCAAGAAGTATGGAGAAACTATCAGCGTAATGAATGGATGATCAATCTCCGTAAGACGCCACCCGAGATTCGCCAAGAAGTTATCAATCAGGTAGGAGAACAAAGCGGAAAAGACAACAACAAGATTCTTAACTACCTAGTCACCAACCGTTGCGGTCTTCTAGTCGAATCAGCACAAGAGTTTTTCACTAATAAATAATATCATGAGAGATAAAATTACATTAATGCCCCACGAGGTTTTCGCAAATGCTCAGAAGATCGAAGATCGCGATCAGAGGATTGTTTACATGAAAAGAAATGCGTATAGACAAGTTAAGACTCTTCTTCAACTTGCATACAACGATAACATCAAGTTGGACTTTCCGGAAGGATCTCCTCCTTACAGAGAGAATGAGGAGACGAGATTTCCAATTGCGAGTATCAAGAATGTTTTCAGAAACATCGGTAACTGCACAGTACAGTCAAAGTATGCTAAACTGCGAAAGGAACGTTGGTTCATCACTATGTTGGAAGCTCTTTCGGCCGAGGACGCAAAGATTCTTATCGCCGCAAAGGATGGTAAACTCTCCACCTTTGCGAACAAGAAATACTCGAAGATCACAAAAACCTTGGTAAGAGACACCTTTCCTGAATTATTGAGTTGACATCTACACCGTATGTGATAGTATGTTGTTATGAATATTTTTATACTTGATGAAGATCCACGCACTGCTGCGTCAATGCATTGCGACAAACACGTACCAAAGATGGTACTTGAGTCTGCACAGATGCTCTCGACTGCTCATCGTATGTTAGATGGTGTGGAAACAAAGAAAAGATCTCGAAGTGGTAAAACGATGTCAAAGTATTACTACCTTGGAGATACTCGTGAGCATCACTTGTACAATGCGGTTCATTTCAACCATCCTTGTACGGTATGGACTCGTGAGTCTGCACAAAACTATTTGTGGCACTACGAACTCTTCATCGCTCTTTGTGACGAGTACACAAAACGATATGGAAAACTTCACCTCACTGATAGATCTCTACGAGAACACCTCAAACCAACACCGGACAATATTCCGGACGTTGATATGACACCATTTCGATTGGCTATGAAAAGCAATCCGGAATGTATGAACGAGTCAGCTCCCGTAGAATCCTATCGTAAATTTTACATGACTAAACAACAACGCTTCAAAATGGAGTGGAAAAACGCACAAACACCTTACTGGTTTCAAACATGCCCAACTACGACTATCGCTGCTTAAAGTGTGACAAGATCGAGGAACGACTTGTCACTATCGCAAAGAAGGATGATCCTCTCACTTGCTCTTGTGAAGAGAAGGGAGAGCTCAAAAGAACGATCTCATCTCCTCCGATCACACATGATACAATTCATCCAATTAAAAGAGCAGGTTCCGGTTGGAACGATGTTCTACAACGAATAAAGAAAAATGCCGGAAGAAACAACATCGAAACTTACTAGAGAAGAGGTAATATATATATGAAGGATACATACGCAACATTATTTACTCCATTTGAAAATTCAGAAGAAGGCTTTCTTAAAATTTATTTTGAATCATTAGAAAAAGCAAATAACAACAAAAATGATAATTTTAAAAAAAGATATAGATTTTTTTCATTGTGGCAGTTAGTACAACACTCATTAAAAACTAGTGCAAACTTTAATTTTGCTGAATGCGGTTGCTTTAAAGGTCAGTCATCATATATCATTTCATCGTTGTTAAAAACAAATAATTTTAAAAATAACTTTTTTATTTTTGACTCGTTTGAAGGACTATCGGAATATAATGATGTTGATAGAAAATTAAAAAATGAGACTGTAACTTCAATTGAAGAAAATAGAAGAAGAAAAAGTTTTACAAGCGATTTTACAAAAGTTTCCAAACTTTTAGATCCATTTAATTTTGTTAAAATTTATAAAAGTTGGATCCCGTCAGATTTTGAGAAGGTAAAAGATATTAAATTTCAGTTTGTACATATTGATGTAGACTTATATCAACCAACATACGACTCTTTAGAATTCTTTTTTCCTCGATTAGTTGACGGAGGGATCATAGTTTGCGATGATTACAACTTTTCTGATTTTCCCGGCGCAAAAGTTGCATGGGATGAGTATTTTAAAGATAAAGAACATTCATTTAGTTACGAAGTTCCGTTAGGATCTAAGTTTATTATAAAGTAGAGAAATGCCGGAAGAAACAACATCGAAACTTACTAATAATAAAGTCCTATGGATCGATCCACCCGAAGGTTGGATATATGGATTTCCAAGACCAATACCGGAAGGTATTGAAGGTGATGCGATTAATGAATGGATGATCAAAGTTGGATATCCAAAGGAAAAGATCGAAGAATATGGAGAACATTTCCATTGTAGAATGATGTATGAAGAGAAAAACGAAGCCTAAGAAGAAGAACGAATATCGCGAATACGATTCCTTCGAAAAATCTCGTAGGAAGAATATGCGTATAAGCAAGAAGAAAACTAAATCTTGGAATGATCAATAGTATAAATAGTAATAGATTATGCGAAGACTTCACAATCATGTTGTGTGGTTTTCAGCGTTTATCTCATTATTTTACATTAACGTTTTAGCGAACGAATTGACTCTGACATGGAATGATAACTCCTCCGACGAGGACGGCTTTATAATTGAAAGATCATCAGATGCTGGGAACTCTTACCAACAGGTTGGAACTGTTGGACGTAACGTCACATACTTTATAGATCAAACAATATCTACGGAAGTTATGTACCGATATCGCGTCTACGCCTACAACACTTTTGGATCTTCGAATCCTTCAAACATAAGTAATGAGTTTATTACTTCTACGTATACATCCGACGATTTAGAAAGTGCGGCAGTAGAGGCTCAGGAGTATGTCGTACAAAATCACAGAGATTACAACCTCTTTGATGGAGAGGATATAGAAAATAGTAAGAATATCGTCAATGTTTCCACAAGAGGTACACTTGATGCCGGAGAAAGTTTTACTCAGGGATTTGTCATAAACGGAAACAATAAGAAAGTTTTGGTTCGAGCGATTGGAGAAAAGTTATTCGACATTGGTGTAGAAAATCCTTTAGTCGATCCAAAGATATTAATCTATCGTAATGCTTTCGACGGAAACGGCCCTCAACTAATTCATGAAAAGAATGATTGGGTTGATGAAGAAAACACCGAAGAGATTATTGAAACCATAAATAAATTTGGAGCGTTTCCTCTTTGGCCAGTATCTGACTTTCAAGGAATGGAAATGCCCACAGATGATGTAACAAGTGTGGCTTCGGTCTTGACTTTAGATAGTGGAGTTTATACTATTATTGCCGAAGGAAATGACGGCAGCTCAGGTGAAATATTATTAGAAGTTTATGAAATCAATGAAATTTAATCATGTTCGTTTTGATCTACCATACGAAGATTTAGTCGCAGAAACAACACCAAACGGAAGAACTTACTTTACTCCACAGGGAAATAAGTTAAAGTCAATCACTACGGTTCTTGGTGCCAAGAAGAAGGAAGCCCTTCTTGAGTGGAGAAGACGAGTGGGAGAAGCAGAGGCCAATCGGATCTCTCATCATGCGGCAACTCGTGGTTCCGCCGTTCACGACATATGCGAGAGGTATCTCAACAACGAAGAGGATTATCTCAAAGGAGAAAGTATGCCTCATGTCCTCTTCTCTTGGAAGACGATTCGAAAAGTCCTTGATGCAAGAGTGGATAACATTCTGGCTCAGGAAACGCCTCTTTACTCCGATACTTTGAGAGTTGCAGGTCGTGTTGATCTCATCGGAGAGTTTGACAATAATCTATCTATCATTGACTTCAAGACATCCTCTCGAATCAAAAGTCGAGAAGAGATCTCAACTTACTTTATGCAGGCCTGTGCTTACTCGTTTATGTTGCAGGAACTTACTGATATTGAAATCGAAGATCTGGTCATTCTGATGGTAGTGGATAACGATCCAACTCCTTTGATCTTTCAGGAGAAAAGAGAGGATTGGATTGATCCTTTGATTGCCGAAATCACAGAATATTACGAGAAGTATTGTTAGATAATTTACAACTTTTTTACAAAGTAAACTCTTGACTTATTAGATTTTTTAGGATAGTATACCTACATAATGATGATACTAACAGATTGTGACGGGGTTCTTGTCAACTGGATCAAGATCTACAATGAGTGGATGGAAGAGGAGGGGTATCGCAAGTTAAACTCTTCTTACGAGCTCCATGAAAGATATGGTCTTCCGGAAGAAGAATCAGATAAATTTATTAGACATTTCAACATGTCAGCTGAGATCGAACATCTTCCGCCTCATAAGAACGCGATAAAGTACGTTCGAAAGATGCACGAGGAACACGGAACGACTTTTCACTGCATTACTGCTCTG